GGAACCCATAAAGGGTTCCAGCCTCGGTGCCGACCGGCTGATCTACAGTTCCACCATCAGGGATGTCCAGAAAGGAGATGATTGTGTACATGCTTCCCTTTGCGCCTGAAACCAAGCGCACCACAAAACCACACGAGAAGCCCTACTCACGTAGGCGCTACTCGCGCGGGGTGCTCTTGGAGGAGCAGAGGGGGGTTTGTCCTTGGTACGAGTCTAAACTCGTTACTGTAGATAATCCCCTTTGGAAGCGGTACGGACGCCAACGATACGAAGGTAGCGAGATCCTTCGTCGCGTCGCGGAGCGAGTAGACCTCGGGAACAACTTTTCGTTGGACCGAACTACCCGTATTCCCAATCATCGCAATCTCCAAGTGCGAACTCCGCCGTTCTTTGGTACTCATTATGAGTACGATGGTCCGGCTGGCTTCATTCAGGATACCGAAACGATGACCAGGAACGCCCTTACGGGGTTGTACTGGCCAACGGAGCAGGAACTGAATTTGGCTATGTTCGCATCTGGTTGTACGGCTATCAACCGTACCTTGCCCACCAAATCCGCGTCGAACTTGGCACTGACTCTTATCGAGTTAGTGCGAGAGGGTATCCCCTCCATGATTGGCAGTGCTCTAATGCGTGGCGGGGTTAACCCCCGTACACTTGCAGAAGAGTACCTCAATTATGAGTTCGGCTGGGCGCCACTCATCAGAGACGTTCAGTCTCTGATGACGGCTGTCGTGCAGAGTGCTAAGATACTCGAAGAGTACCACCGCCAAAGCGGTGAGCACATCCGCAGGCGCTTCGACTTTGGTACCGACACGAAGACCGATACGTTCGAGCTGGGTTCTATTTTGAACTCTACTCTTGTGTATGCGGGTCTTACGGAAGGTACTAAGGTTGTCAGCGCCCGTCCACAGGTCACTCGCAAGGTAACCCAGAAAACTTGGTTTTCTGGTGCTTACCGTTATTACCTACCCTATGGTGATGATCTGCTTTCGCAGATCAAGCTATGGGAGAGTAATGCGAACCATCTTCTGGGTGTTAGAATTACCCCAGAACTACTGTGGAATGCGACTCCTTGGACATGGCTTCTCGACTGGTTTGCGAATATCGGCGATGTTATATCTAACATCTCGCATATCGGTCGAGACGGCTTGATCCTTCACTATGCCTACATCATGCAGGAGACTACAGTGGAAGCAGAATTTAGCTTCCCGGGTAGCCGCCCGTATGGTGGAGGGCCGGCCTTGGGGGAGACAGTTTATGTCACCCGCAAGAACCGGAGGAAGGCATCACCCTACGGCTTTGGCCTCACTACCGAGGAGTTTTCTCCTAAACAGTGGGCCATCCTCGGTGCCCTGGGTCTTACCCAGGCGCCGGGTCGTCTCTATCAATACGACTAGAGACAGCTGTCGCTACCTTGCGGCAGTACAACTTCACACCGACAACTGAACAGTTAGGACACCGCCACCATGGCATTCGCAGATCCTCAGTCCATCACCATCAGCGGCACCGCTGTCTCGCTCCCTCGCACGTCTTTCGACGGGCAGAAGGGCGAGTTCACGGCTGCTGATGGCACGGCCAAGCTCACTGTGTCCCACCAGAACGGACGACGTCACCGCCGTCTGCTTCGCGTGGACCACAGCAAGATCGCCGCGGACCCCCTCCTGGCCGGCACGAACACCAAGTACTCCATGAGCATTCAGCTCGTGGTTGATGTTCCGCCAGTCGGGTACTCGATCACTGAGCAGAAGGCTGTCGTGGACGCCGTCATGGCGTTCCTCACGGCAACCTCCGGCTCGAAGATCACTCAGTACCTCGGAGGGGAGGCCTAAACTCGAAAGAGTTTAGTCCTCCAATCTGCGTTAGACCATCGTGGCTACGGAAGCACAGACCCCTATGAAGGAGGCCGGCTTGAAAAGCCTGATGGTGTTCGCAGAACGTCTTCTAGTTGAACTAGGAGACATGTGCCAGGTCGATACCACTCGTGATTGGAAAACAATCGCGAGTCGTGTTGAGCACGAAGGGATTTCGTTTTTGACGATCTCCCTACCTGACTTCGGCAAGAGCTTCGAAAAAAGCCTTGCTGCTGGTCAGGTAGCCTCATCCGATTTTGCCCCTATGTGGGGCTTCTCGGCAGGTGTCCCTCGATTCTTCGGGGGTTTCCTAGGTCTCGTGTTCCACACGCGCACTGGCGTTCTACTCGATAACCCCAGCATTGCCGCCATTCGCGCCATCCGCCAGTTTTCGCTGGCGTTTGGCAAGATTGGCCTCGAGTGCTCGGATGAGCGCAAGAGGAAGGCAATCGATGGATTCATCGAGTGTGAGAAGGAAGTTCGGCGTAGTGATCAGAATCTCTCTCCTGCATATGCAGAAGAATTTCGGATCACCGCGGCGCGCCTTTGGGGTTCTACCCTTAGCGTGCTGGATACACTTGTCGAAAGACAAGCGCATCTACCTAAGCACGGGCCAGGGGCCACAGCTGATGGACTTCGTGGAAACGCGAAGTTCAATCAAGTTGAATGGCCCCTCCGGCTGGAAGCAGTATTCCCTTACATGGAGAATGCGGCTGCCTCTTGGTCGCAGTATGCTGACCTCGACCGTGTGGACTTCCTCGAACCTGGGAGAGAGAGACCTGTTAAGGTAACTCTTGTCCCTAAGACGCTCAAGACGCCCCGTATCATCGCTATCGAACCGACTGCAATGCAGTATATGCAGCAGGCGATTCATGAGATGATGCAGGAGACGTTCCGTCGGGTTGACAACCCTAGGAACTTCATCTGCTACGATTCCCA